TACCAAGTGAGTGTCACGCGGATAGAACTCCAGACGATACATATCCCCCAGGACATGCACTTCCTCAACCTGGCGACCATCTTCAGTGACGGTAATTTTTTTCAGTGCGTACATACGTACCTCCGTTCTTTCGTTTTTTGAGCAATAAAAAAGCCGCTCATGGCGGCCCTGTATGTTTTGCAAGCTATCGCTTCAATTGAAAATGTGGGCCGTCTTTAAGCGTCCGCCAGTCCCCGCCCCATTCGATGGGGGTATTCAGCTCTTTCGCTGCCTGCTTAAATGCCTGCGCGATTTTCTCGTACAGAGGCCAGTCCCATGACACCTGGCTGCCACCCCAGGCAACAACATCCACCGCATCACCGGTCAGGTGGCGGCTGTTCATGGTCTGGCTCTTGCCTTCTGCAACCAGTTGTTTCTGGCGCTCTTTCGTGCGCAGACCTTCCGTAATACCGAAATCAACCTCCGTCAGCTCCAGCGCACGGCGAACGACAGCAACCAGCTGTGGTTTTACGCCCTCCAGATTTTTCTCGCTCCGACGGCTGAATCTGAATTTACCCGACATACTCACCTCCGGAATGAAAGGATTTTTGAAACGTTCCCACGTGCACGAATCACCAGCACGCAGAACAGCAGATTAAGCCCCACCGCCAGCCAGTTCGCCGCTAACGGACGACCACACAGATAGCTGAGTGGCGCAAAGGCATAAAGCAGCATCAGCAGCCAGGCCAGCCATGACATCAGCGGTTTATGTCTGGAATCACAGCGACGATAAAAAAAGAGCGTCAGCACGATAACCGTGCATAACGCCACATTCAGCAATCCGGGAAGGTTACTTAACATTGCCGCCTCCTCCACCCCGCAGGCGGGAGAACAAGCCGGACACCAGTGATGCGATATCCTGCTGGTGGATGAACGACAGAATCTTCACCGACACCACGGATACCAGCACCGCACACAGCGCATCTGCCGATGTGCCGTCATAACCTGTTTTTGCCGCTATCCAGGCTGACAGCACGCGCGCTCCCAGCACGCCGACAATGAACGACACCAGAAAATGCGCCGCCACACGCCAGGCTGAAAGCGCCTGCGGCATCGTTGCCACAAATAACGCCCCGGCGAACGCACCAAACACAATCCCGAAATCCGTTCCGGTAAACAGCCCGTACACCGTCGCCCCGCCGAGCGCCGCAGCCGTGCCGGAACCGGATAAGGGTTCAGACATAAATACCTCTCAATATCTATATTTGGAATTTATAGCATGTGAAAACTATAAATTTTAATATTTGTATATATCATCATATGATAACCAGATTAACTACATGTGCTTATCAGGTATTGGAATTCTTTGTCTGTGGGGAAACGTCATAATTATACAAACGATGGATATTCAATTCGTAAGACATTAAACACAACTTATTCTTCAAGTTTATTACACCCCCCCACCAATTAATCCATTTTCACTTACTAACCACTTAGCCATATTAAATGACCTAATATAAAAAAACACTCACGTTCCAGAAAACACTTGATATAAAATAAACCAAAAGCAAATTGGTTTTATTTTTTTCTGTCAGGACCAAAACACTGTTCACGTGTTATACACGTTGAAAAACCTACAATAACTGAGGCTGTTAGTGCATCCTTAAAAGGCTGATAAGTCCACTCGTTAGGGCTAAAATAAATCCTTACAAATTGTCCAGTGGTATAATAGTACAAAGCTTGGTTATAGAATAATGAATATGATGCCCCCCATACTGACAACCCTTTTATAGAACAACCGCGTGTTGTATTTCCATACTTATTAGATGCCTCAATACAAAAATATGGACGCTGATCTATCTGTCCCACGTGAAATTTATTGATAACAAACCCAGAGTTCATTCCATCCTTTTTATCTCCGGTCCATTCTGCTCTGGCTATACTTGAAATAAAAAAAGCAACCACCAATAATATACTTTTAACACACATAGAGTACCCCATAATTAAAATCACAACTCCCCAGACGAACTTAATATATTAACTCGGTTTTTTTTACAAAATGACTCAATGGCTTTCCCTGCATTCAGAACTCTTCCATCAGTAACCTTATCTGCGAGGCTAGAATATTGATCGGCAGTATCTAGCAATGTTTTTTTAAGCTCCTGAGCTGTAGCTCTTGGGTTGCATGATGACATGGCAGCTAAAACACCTGAAACTATCGCGGTAGCTTCTGAAGTCCCACTACCAACACCTATTGTATTATCAGGTTTCAAATAATTTATATTTTGCCCTGGTGCAGCAATGTCCACCCAACCATTACCATAACGACTTCCAGTAATGCCGCCACTATGTAATGATGGAGTCTGAGATTTAGTATACTGAGCTAATGCCGCAACCCGAATGACTGGATCAAACTTTTTATTGATTTTACTGGATGGATGATATGCTGCCGGCCATATTCTCTGTTCGGGAGTTATTGTTCGAATATCTGCTCCATCGTTTCCAACTGCTGCAACTATAAGCTTATCATTTTCCTTTCCCAACCTACTTAATAGATCAGTCCATGCAGTAGCAGAATGACTGCCTTTCTGCCCTCCAGATACATTTATTATTTTTTCCTGTCCGGGTGATAAATTATTATTTAAAGATACTGCTTCAATTGCTTTTATCCAAGAATCTGTCACACCATTTGGTATTACACGTCTATTTGATATCATTGCATCCTGATACACTCCAAGAATTCCATATCTTGATGCGATAATTGACGCCATTGCCGTACCATGGATATATAATGCTTCATCGCCTTTGACTGGATAAGGTGAGCCATCTTTAGTGTAACTATATTTAGCGAACTCTGCATCACTTAATCCTCCTACAAAAGCCACTCCAGAATCAACGACTGTAACAGCAACCGGAGAGTTCTTATTAGTATAATGCATCACTTTGTCATTTATACCTATTACATCAAAATACCATTGAGGCACAGCAATCACATTATCTATTGATAATAAAGACAATATTAAAAAAATAAGCACCCTCATAATAAAACCTCACCACCTATTAACAGCACAGCATAAAAATTGTCATTGAAATTATTTATCTTTTTCTCTTATTGGCCCAAAGCACGCTTCTTCTTTACAAGTAGAGTATCCCACTAAAGCATTACTTGTAAGAGATTTTTTAAAGTCTTCATTATTCCATACATTTGGCTCATAATATAAACGAATTCGTTCGCCAGTCGTATAAAAATACATAGTCTGTAAATACAGAGTATCAAATGACGGATGCCATTTAGAATCATTCCTTAACAAACAAGCTTTTATTGTTTTGTCTTCACTCTGTTCAGCCTCTAAACAGAAATATGGAGAAGAATTAAATTGCCCTGTGTGGATCTTATTAATCATCACTTCAGAATACATTCCTTCAGTTTTATCACCAGTCCATTCAGCTTTTGCTGGGCTGGTAAAAACTAACATAGACAAGAAGAGTGCAGACCAAACCTTCATAGTTACTCCATAATATATTCACAAATATATGAGAGACCTCACCAGTTGGTTCATGTTAATTAACTATGCTTAACATGTACCCGTACATTTTCGATGGTAAATTTTCTAAAATCCATCCATTGGCAATAGCATTATCAGCATGATTTCAACTACGCCTTAAGCTTTCAGAAATAGCTTTCTATCTTTAATTTCCGTTACCGCTCTGCGGGCTTTTTACCAAAAATACCAAACATCGTAACGTTCCTTCGGGGGGAGCAAACTCCCGGGGGCGATATGCCCACAGAGAAAGTCACGCTGACCACTCCGCCCCTCTGAAAGGCTATTTAGTTGATATGCGCCAGGCGTAGCGCGGATACAAAAAAGCTCGCAAAAGCGAGCCTGAAAAAATAAGTGTAATGCGTTGTACTGGATTCGAACCAGTGACCGATTGCTTAGAAGGCAATTGCTCTGTCCGGCTGAGCTAACAACGCTGAATAACGATAATGGACCGCCATCGAGGACCCGCTCCCCGCGCAACCAGCTTCGAAGGCTGGTGCTCTTTCCTGATGAGCTAATGGCGGTATGTGCTGGTGGCCCTTGCTGGATTTGAACCAGCGACCTGGCGATTATGAGTCGCTCGCTCTCACCACTGAGCTAAAGGGCCGAATCGAAAATAATAATCAGATGAAATCAAAAATCAAGCCCTTGCATAGATACATATCTGTCTGGCGGGAGGCCATAATAGCGGTGAAATACAGATATAAAGTAGGACCTACTTGAATAACCGCACTTTTCTGCTACAGCCTGTCCATATCCATATCGGGAACATAGCATATTTACAGCAACCCGCATCCGTTCTTCAAGTAATAAACCACTGAAGCTGAGACCTTCACCCTTGAGTTTTTTCTTTAACAAACTCTCACTCATATGCAGCTGTAGAGCAATCGCACCAAGCGTCCAGCTTGATGATATATCTGTTTGAATTATCGCTCTGACTTTGGTGCTTATACTGGATAAACATCCACTTAAAAATAATGACATCCGTTCATCTGATTCAAACAGCGACAGGCACGCCATCATAAGAAACATATCTGTGGTCTCTCCGGAAAATCTCTGGCCAGTAATTAAAGCCGCAGCCAACGCAGGATTGTTGGGTTCCAGCCACAGGTAAAGCGGAATGTCAGTCAGACGAGTCCTCGTCAGCTTATGCTGACTTTCCAGATATTGACTTACGACGGATTCACTTATATCGACAATTTTAACTTTGCCATAATGCATGAGGAAAAGCGCCCTGATGCATTTGGTGGCCAGAACGACTGAGCCGGGCTTAAGTGACAACGTATCCTTTTCAAGAAAAATATTAATTGGGGAGCAAACCATGATAACTGAACAGACAACAGCCATTATAATTTTACTTTGATTAGCAATTGGTTAGTTTAATTATAGCCCCACATCAACACATGAGCAAAGGACTGACAGGTGCCGCTAACACCCACCAGCCTCCCATTACCGCAAATGAAAAAAACCATCACTGCGGAAGGCGTCTGTAACAACCGAACTGATAATCTGCCAGACCCGCCATAACAAGCTGAGTCAGTATTAACTGGCAGCGTTCGCGTGAAAGGTAAGTATTCTGCGCAATTTCCCCGACGGTCGCCGGTTCGGTGACACTTAATTCATTAAACACCACTCTGGCAGTTTCGGTCATATCCTGCTGTTTTAGCATGCCTTTTTCCCTTTTCTGGTTTACGTGACATACAAATAACTCTTGTCGAAAAAGCCAGCAAGCTGAAAGACCGGTATTCGCAACCACCAGCGCGTTTAACGTCCTGCGCCGTTTTTCAGGTATAAAAAAAAACCCGCATAAAGCGGGCTCTTTCAAATGTCCATGTCTGCTATTCGCCTCGCGGTGCAGCTTTGCGAAGCGTAGCTGAATTGAAACAGTTTATGGCTAAAAATACAAGATTTTTTTCTAAAACTGCATAAGCCTTACCACCAACCAGAAATTCTCTTCGTGCAACAACAAACGCCCTCCAGACTCTAAGCGTCAGTAAAAGAAAATGCATCCCGCATCAGTGGATATAGAATAAACTCAGCTATTCTCAGCCACATATCTATACGATTGCGGCATGTTGCATAGCACCACTCAGGGTGAACCTCATTCAACAATTCAGCCATTTTTCGTTTACTCATCCCCCGTCCTTCGTACCGTTGCCGCAGGATATCAATCAATCCAGGATAACTTGCGAGCGCTTTACTTATCACCCCATCAATGCGTAACGCCTCTGCATCAGTACAGTGAGACAGCCAGCTCTTCTGTCTGCCAGCGATCATCTCTCGCAAGAATGCTTCCAGTTCAGGTTTATCAATCCCTGATTCCCTGATTTTGCGCATGGCTTCATTGATCGCGGTTTTTGTCAGTTTTTTGGATGCCAGCAACTGATTGAACATATTTCCTGTTTTGCCACCACCTATATACGACCAACGCCCCCACATACGCAGTTTCCCCTGGAGCCAGACACTTTCCAGCGTTTTCAGGCGTAAATGCTCACCGCTTTTGCCTGTAATTTCCGGGTATATCATATTTACGCTCACTCACTTTCAATTTTGTAAATCTTCACGCCCAGCCGCCCACCAGGAACGAGCTGACCGCGCACAATATTGATTTCATCAAACTGCTCGTCGTCTATGAGCAGTCCCGCATGTGTCAGTGCATCCAGTGGCGCTTTCAGGATATTGTCCAGGTCACGACGACGCTTATCCGGTGGCTCGGCGATAACCTTTATCGCCAGCCTTCCGGGCAGATTTAATTTCAGCCGCTGCTGGCGGACAATAAGTGCCACATCACGGCGATAACGCTTACCAGCTTCCGATATAAAATATGTGCTGCCACGGCGTCGCCAGTAAGTATTCACCGTCGGCGGATAAGGCAAAACAAACTCTATACGCATCAGTAACCTCTTTTACCCGAGCACGCCGGTTGCAAAGGCGCGATCAAGAAAACGAAAAATTAAATCAATCTGGGAACCATGCTTTTCTTCGAACGCCTGCGGATCCGCATGAAGCTCGTTGTGATGCTCCCGACACAGCGGCAACGTAAAAATATCGTGGGCCTTTGTTCCCATCCCTCCCTGACCGTGACCAATCAGGTGATGGGGATCGTCGGCTGGCTTACCACAACACGCACACGGCTGTGTCTTCACCCAGCGTGTGTATTTCTCATTTACCCAACGGCGACGTTTAGGTCGCTTCATGAAAGATTCCGGAGACTCCGGATCAACGGCAATGCTGACCACCGTCTTTTCCTGTGGCGAGATTTGTTGCTGGTGGACGTGAGGCAACGGCGCAAGATTTTTTGTGCGCTGCTTCAGTATGCTGGTGGCGGTCTGCTCTCCCGGTACGATGTCGCTTTCGCGGTAAACCGTGCGGATTTTTTCCGCACGTAATCCCAGAGAACGACGTAATACTGCCTCCGGTAGCGCGTCCGCCACCTGATTGCAGACCGCCCACCAGGATAATTCAGCCAGCGATAATTCCCGTTCCTGTGTACCGCTTATTGCGTGACGTATGACGTCAATCATCCAGGCTGTCAGATTTTGTTGAGCAAGCTGCCCGAGTGATTCGGATGTCTGGTCGCGCAGCTGGTTGTCGCAGTGCCAGCACAACAACATTGCGCCGGTACCGTAACGATGTATGACGGTTTCACTGTGGTGATAGTCTCCATGAGGCCACTGGCAGGATTTAACATGACGCAGGAGCCAGTCAGACAGTGCGCCAGCGCCGCCAGCAGCACGAATCACACGCTCATCGCTGAAAAACGGCAGCAATGTTTTATCTTCCGCCAGCGGCTGGCGAACGGCAGGAACGACTCCGGACGGCATACCGCGCATGTTTTTCGGTTCCGGCTCCACCAGCACCCTGCCGTTATGGAATACCTGCATGGATTCACGCCCCGGCTTAAGGACCACCAGCCCGAGTTCCGGTACCGGAACAGGTCGAAGTAATACCCGCACGTTACCTCCAGATGCGTTGCTGGAATGTGCGGGACGGACGCGGCGGGCGTTCGGAATAAGGGAGCCTGACGTAGATTATCCAGTGACGGTAGTCGAGGCTAAGGGCTTTCTTAAACTCATACCCACGTCTGCGGTAGTTATGAATCAGCCATTCGGCCTGTTCTTCAGTGCAGGGATCGTGCTGATACCAGTCATATTTGAATGTGTGAGAACACCGCCCTTGCCTGCTGGCAGGGGCGGTATCAGAATTGTGATGTTTGGTATTGTGCGCCATCGGTTTTCTCTGCTGGCGCAGCAGGTGCCAGTTGTTCAAGCTGGCGTGCGGCAATATTGTCTCTGATTTCTGTTGTCGTCAACAGGCAACGTGCTATCATCGAATGGTGTTCTATCCTACTCCGTGAGGTTTACCATGCGTACAACCCAACAATTCAGCATTACATTAACTAACGAAATGGCTGACATGGTGCGCGCCCGTGTGGCTTCCGGTGCCTATGCTTCAGAAAGCGAGGTCATTCGTGAAGGGCTTCGCGCACTGAATGAGCGCGATAAAGCAATCGAAGCGTGGTTAACGCATTCAGCCGCCCCCTCTCTTGATTCTATCCGCGAAAACCCAAACAACGGACGCTCCATTTCACAGGTTCGCGCCGCGATTCGATCCGGGAAGTAATCTGCATGACATATGAAGTCATCATTACTCCTGAGGCCGAACAACAAATAATCAACCTGCACAGGTATATAACGGAGAAAGCAGGGAACGTCATTGCTGACAATTATGCCAATGCGCTTCTTGATTATCTTGATGGGTTTTCTACATTCCCGCATCGGGGCAATAAACGCGATGATATTCGCCAGGGGATGCGGGTAACTCATTTCCGCCACAGAACGATTATTGCTTTTGCCGTTGATAGCAGAAAAGTCTTTATTGTCGGTATCTATCATGGTGGGCAAAGTTATGAAACCGATTTCTTATAAACTTTTACCCACATCATTCCGGTGTTAGAATTAACCGTCCGCCCCCTCTCTTACTGGCGGATTCGTAGGCTATATAAATCAAAGATCCCGGCTCATGTTTGTGTCGGGATCTTTTTTCGGCGATTTATCCCCAGCGGCAAATCGAATACACCACCAGCGCCACCGCCATCGCAATTCCTACCGTTGTGAATGCTTCAGGCCAGGTCATCGATTCACCTCCTGCTCAATATTTTTAAGGTCATTTTCCGCATACAGTATTGCTGTCCTGGCTGCTCGTAACCGGGCTTTGGCGTTTTTCTCTTCACGTTCAAGTTTTGCCACAGCTTCACGAAGAGCATCCCGCTTTGCATAGAGTGATTTAATCTCAGACACTATGTTTTCACCGTTTCTCGCACGGTCGAGAACAAGCTCGAACGGATCTAAAGCCAATCCGCATCGGTTACAGGTAATCGTACGATTCACTTCTGAAATTGTTGTACGGATATGCTGACAGCATTTTTGCTCGCCGCTTTTTCTGTCGGTTATCACAACGTTGAGGAGTCCTTCCTCCTCTGATTTTGGCTGTACGAGGGTGATAACATTGTCGACTTCATTTTTCATCAGTTCACCTCCTGCGGTGGCTCCGGTAGCGGCATCCAGTGAGTTGCCTGCTCAATACCATTACCCGGCTTAATCGTTGCTTCTCCTCGCCGGAATGTGCTTCCTGTATAGCGTGCGGAGCATATTAGCGGTTCAACCAGAGAGCTATCGAAATTCACCGAAATAAGCACGTTCTGGTTCTTTTCAGGCATCCGCTCACTACAGCTTATCCAACCATCCGGAATTACCGGCGCTGACGGCGCTGCGTAAAGCGGTGTTATTTCTGCCCGAAAATCACCTATTTCATGCAGTCGCACCCAGCGTTCGGCTTCTGCTTTGTCAGAATACATAGCGGTGAACGTATTATATTCATGGTCAATTTGCGTGAAGGTCGCCTTCCACGCCACTGGCTCTGCTTCCAGTGATGCCAGTGCGATACGAAACACATTGGCAAGCAGGCTGTCTGAAGATTGGTTATCGTGCGCCGAGTCGCTCAGGAAACCAGTGATGAATGATTTAATCTCCGCGTTTTCTCTGGTAATAGTGGTCATATCAGCTTTCCTTATATGGGTTGATTTTGTTGTGCAGTGTGTTGAACGACGCCCATACCACGTCGTTATACAATTCAATAACTGGCTCAATTATTTTCCCGATAAACCAGACCAGTAATAGCGGGGATATCGGTATCATCAACACGATAAACAGAATGAGAAACAGGAATTCCGTTGCTCTGCTCTTTCGCGGATATTCTTTTCTGAATAATGTAGTCATTTATTACCGCCCTTTCGGGCGGCCTCCTGATGTTTTTAGGGTGCAGAAATCCCTCCGGTTAAGGATTTAATAAAATTCACTTCTGATTTAAATTTTTCAGTGTTTTGTTGTCAGGTGGTTTATCGCCTTTATGCTTCAGCCTTATTTCTCAGCCATACACAAACAGGACCATCTTCAGTGTCATGAATGGAACCAATGAACCAGCCTTCACCTTCCGGGCGCTCCGGTTTCCAGGAGGCAATATCGGGACCATCTGCGTCCAGATTAAAATCATCTTCATCCATAGTTCTGATGGTCCATTGAAGATTATTTTCCTCCATCCACGCGTTAAATTCCTCTGTGGAAATATATTCACGACCTGCGCAAAACTTTTCATACTCCGGATGTGTCCAGCAGCCATATTCATCACGTTCTACCGGTACTTCTTTAATTGCGTGCATCACTTATCACTCCTAATGCTTTGTTGATTGCAGAATGGGCCATTTCGAATTCATCAGTTTTTCTGTGTATGTTGCATAGTAATACCTCCAGTTAAAGATTGAGTTAATAAAATGATGGCAATTAATTCATGTAATGCGAGCCATACTCCCAATGATGGCTAACTATTTCAGTAGCATCTCCATAACATAAGTTATCCGGTTTCATATCCTTGTCTTGCCCGAATTTACTCTCGACAAAATCATCAATATCCTGATGCGGAGCATTAGCTGGGACTGAAATAACAGTTGTCACAATTATTGTTCGATTCACTTTCTCCCCCCCCCCTCCTTTGATGCGAGCGCCTGCAACAATAGCGCCTGATAATTAATTTTGCTCACTGCTTGACTCCTTCCCGAAGCTGTTCCGCACAATGCATCAGCGCATCTGTCGCTTCCTTAAGCGTTACGGTATCGCCATCATCCAGTCCTGCAACTTTTGCGTGCCTGACAAACGCCGCGCGAAGCTCGTTAAACGCCACCGCCCGTACATCAGCCAGGAAAGCATCTGTAGCCGGGGTTTGCGGCATACCTCCGTCTGTTGCGCAGATATACGCATCAGATAGTTCATCCTGCTCGCCATCAAACACGTAGCAACTCTGTGCGATAAATTTATTCAGCCCCGCATTCTCCGCCGCCAGCGCAGCAAGATTAGTCTCCAGCTCTGCAATGCGTTTGCTTTGTGCTTCCCGTTCATCCAACAGTGCCAGCACGGTAGCCGGATTGGCTGCTGCTATGAATCGCTTATTGGGGCGATTATCTGGTCCTGAGCATGATGCTATGTAGTAATTTGCGTTCAGTCCGGCATCGGCAATTACCCCATAGTAATCATCAGAACACCATTCGCCAGGGGTTGCATTTTCTGCCGCCATTCGCAGTGCCTGGTAATTAATGTTGCTCACTGGTTGCCTCCTGAAAAATAACTGCATGCCCCAGCTTCTCCGCCAGTGCCAGTTCTGCCTTAGCGCCTGCTGACCGCTGCCAGCCTTTCAGCATGTAAATCGCATCCACACAACGAATCATTGCCATGCAAATATCCATGTAGTGTGGCTGTGTCAGTCCGTCCGGAAGTACTGCCGGACTTAAGACGGTATGCCCTTCCCGTTTCAGTTCCTCTTCCGCCTTGTGGAACGCCTCACGGTTGAAATTTTTATACCCGGTCATCGGACCAGCGATATAAACCCTCACCCTCACGCCATCACCTCCTGAAAATTACCCTGATAAAACGCCAGCACACGCTGCATAACTTCACTCTTCCGGCACTCACGGCAAATTATGTTCTGGTGCCGGTCATAGGGTTGTGCTCCTGCCTTACCCTGTTTTTGTGCTGGTTTGCGGATAACCCTTGCTTTTCTTGCCGAACTTGCCAGCCATTCACGGTAAACCCTCTCTGAAAGGAATACCCCTTTTCCGCTAACAACATACACTTCGCCCTGGCTCACCAGCATCTTCAGGTACCGGCGAATGGAATCATGTGAAGCATATGTTGCCGATGCCAGTTGTGGCATTGTCATACGCCCGTTTTTACGCACAAGGTCAACGATATGACGCTGTAATCTTTCCCGCTGTTCTTCGGTATAAATAGTCCCCATAAACTCTCCTGAGAAAATAACTTCATAACCTCAAATCAACACTTACCCCCTGAAGCCCGGCGGAATTTCGGTATCCGGTTCAGAAATGTGATTCACGCAACGCTGTACAGGCGAACGCCCCAGACGAATAACCAGCTCATCCCATTTTTCGCGAAGCTTTGACGGGCTCATGACGTTTTTTACCCAGAATGGATCCCGCTGTACCCGACCAAACATTTCGCAAATTTGTCTGTGAGTTCTGCCATCCAGCATCCGCATTGTGCGCACATCATTGGCCCATGCAGTCCAGTTGGGTTCTTTCGGTCGCATGATTTCGCCATCATCGCTGGCAGCCTGCTCGTAAAGACTCACGATTCGTCCCCAGATCCACTGCGCACACGCTAAATCTTCCTGGCTACCCCACTGGCGTTTTTTCGCACTGAACACAACCGCGTCAGGGTGTCGGGTTAAAAAATCCTGTTCAGCCATCTGCGGGTCCGGTTGCGAAGCGTCCGGACAAGAAGATCTTTTATCTGACGGCTCAGGTTTTAATACTGACGGATCGGGGCCAACCATCGCCCCCCTAACCGGCTGTTTTTTATCAACTGTTGATCCATCAAAATTTGACGGGTCAACCGTTGAGGGGCCAATATTTGACGGGTCATTTTTTACCGGGTTGATTTTTCTTTTCGGTTTATATGCCTCACGCGCCGCCGCTGCTGCTGCTTCGAGTTTTTCCACATTAAGACGGTAGATATTGCTTTCATTACGCCCACCGACCTTACGTTCTTCCTTCGTCAGCCAGCCGTTCTTTTCCAGTTCTGCTATCGCAGCTTTAACCGTTGATTCACTCTTTGCCCCAATCTGACGACGAATGGTCTCCACTGCAGGCCATGACACACCTTCGTCATTGCTGTAATCTGCAAGGCGAGCCATTACTGCCACCCTGGATAAGATCATGCCGGTGAAGGCGCACCCTTCCCAGACAAGACCATGAAGCTTGCTGCTCATAAAAAAACTCCGAACACCGTGCTTTTAGTGCATCACCAGGGCATTTCCCGCCGGACCACCACGATTCATCTGATTGAAACCAGCGATCGCCACTGCAACAAAATCATCAGCGTCTCTCACCAGTCGTTCCCGCGTCTCCACCAGCTCCCGAAACCAGGCTGAACTGTGGCTGCGCATTCGGGCCACCAGCAGAGGAGGCATTGCTTTTTCGATCGCTGGTAACAACGCCTGAATTTTTTCAACCGCATCAGTGGTGTCTTTCTCCACCCAGCGGAAAATTTTCTGGGTATTACGAGCCAGGGCTTCCGGATGGCTGTCGTCGTACAGTTCCGGGAACGTCATTCCCAGTTCGAAATAAGCCTGGGTTATTCCAGCTGCTGGAACTTTTTCGCCATCAGAACGCGCCCAGGTATTCATCGCCATGCGGATGTGTTCATGCTTGATTTTCATGAATCACCCCCGTCTCTGGTTGTGTGTTAGCCTGACACTCGACAGGTAAGCCGTCGGTTGGGTTGGGATAAGAAGTGCTATCAATCTCGTGCGGAGTTACTATCCAGCCAGTTGCTTCACACCAACGTAAAATTTTTTCCCCCGTAAGTTTCGCCCGCCCGGTAATGACATGGCTTACCATCCCCTGGGTTACCCCAACAATTTCAGCAAAATGTTTCTGAGTTATACCGGAATAACGCAAATATTCTCCAAGATTCATTGTTCACCTCATGTGATGTCATTACGATCATTAATAGCATTGTTATTTTTGAAAGTAAATAGCACTACTATTTCAAAGAGATTAATAATCTTATTAGAATTGAAGGTATGAAAAGAAAATCCCTGTCAGAGATCGACCTGCAAGCCGCCCAGAGACTAAAAGAAATCTGGACGGCGAAAAAAAATCAACTAGGGTTAACCCAAGAGCGTGCGGCAGAAATTCTGGGATTTTCGACACAGGGAGCTGTAAGCCATTATCTAAATGGTCAGACACCTTTAAATCTTGAGGCTGTTATCAAGTTCGCAGGGTTACTGCAAGTTCCTCCCGAGTCAATCAGACCAGATATGGCCGAGTTGTTACAAATTGTAAGGATGTATCCCCAAGAATCTGGGGAGGACAATGTTGTCACTATATCTGCCGATATGGAACAATCGGAAAACGAACTTCCGTTTAATATAGACCCCATGGAGCGGGATTTGCTCCAGACGTTCAGGGCTTTCCCCAAAGAAGATAAAGAGAAAATGCTTAAGGAAATGAAGGAGAAAAAAGAATCAATTGAAGAAATCGTTGCGCGATGGCTAGCTGCGCAAAAAAGTCGTCGCGCCTAATCTGAGGAGGTCAAAACATGAGTACAGCCCTTTCCCCGATAATTTCTGAATTTGAAACGGTCGAACAAGAAAACAGCTATAACGAATGGTTGCGAGCCAAAGTGGCAGCAAGCCTCGCAGATCCCCGTCCTGCAATTCCGCATGATGAAGTAATGGCTGAAATGGAAAACCTTATTGCTCAATTAGCTGCAACGAACAGGAGTGAGTAATGCTGCCCATTTTATGGCTACCTTCTGCACGTGAGGATTTACGTCAGATAGTAGCCTATATTGCTAAAGAAAACCCTCCCGCTGCACGTAGACTAAAAATACGCATTGAAACATCAGTTTTGTCACTTACTGAACACCCTTATCTGTACCCACCGAGCGAAAGAGTTCCAAGTCTTCGAGAAATAGTGACTCATCCTAACTACATAATACTTTACCGAGTAACAACATCTAACATCGAGATCGTAAATGTAGTTCACTCACGAAGGCAGTATCCAAACAAAAGCTGTTAATCATTTCTGTCAAAAACCACCTTCGGGTGGTTTTTTTCTTGCTGCAATAATAGCATTGCTATTTACATGATTAAATAGCAGTGGTATTGTTTATGCATCAGCCCACCCCGTCCCACAGAACGCAGGGCAATACTTCGAGTTACCAGGCAGTGGTCAGGGGGTAAGTAGCCAGCCCGAGGCGTAAGAACATGACGGCAGGGTTCAACTTTAACTATGCAGCAGGTTTTTGTTCCGCTACCCCGGCGTTAAGGGGAAATGAGGTCAACATGGATACTATCGATCTTGGCAACAACGAATCTCTGGTATACGGCGTGTTTCCCAACCAGGACGGCACGTTCACCGCGATGACGTATACCAAAAGCAAAACGTTTAAAACCGAAAATGGTGCCCGTCGCTGGTTAGCCAGAAACACTGACTGATGAGGTTGACGATGGAATTTAAAGATTTACCTCCAGACACTCAGAAAATCGCCGCAGAAACACTGAAATCTCTCATTTTGGACGGGGGGACAGAAAAGGTAGAGCCAGCTAAAAAACTGGCTCAAGAAATCAGAGAAGCCTTTATTGCTCTTTATCAGTCTTCTCCATAGCGGCTTGTTTTTCTTCTTTCAATATATTGCGAATTGTAATAACTGAATTGGCCGCCTCTGAAGGGGGATGACATTTTGCCAACCCGAATTAACTCAACTGTTAAGTTCAAAGCTGCAACAGATGGATAGGTAAATGGGTTAATTAACTTGTCTGACATTTTATCCTCCATTGAGGTTACTGGTTGAGAATGGAGACCACACGTGACAGCGTGTGGTCGTGCACCGGACACGGATAAGAATCCGGCATGTTCTTTAACAATCTGGATATCCACAACAGCAATAACCTACGGATTACTGCCCAGTGTTCTCGCTATCTCATCAAAAGACAGCGGTATGTAATCCGGATTTTTGTTCATCAGAAACTTGTTTTCACAGTGGAGACACTTACTTTCATGAAAAGGCGCATCTTCGCTAACCGGGAATGGCTGGAGTATAGATACTGTCTTTTGTCCAAAACATTTTGGACAAAGATGCATAGTAACAGTGCCTCCATTCACCGTTTCCTCCTGCGAGTATACAAAAGCACCCGATTCGAGTTGGTTAAGAACATAACCTTCAGTCTGAATCTGAAAGTTTTCGAATTCTGCAATTTTTGCTTTGAGAAGCATTATCTCTTCGTTACGAAGACGGATCGCATCGCCAAGAGAGAAGCACTCCGCCTGAAGCGTGATTAGTTTGTTCTGAAGTTCAATAGTTGCGGCTTTAACTTCTGCATCCGTTTTTGCGTCATTAATAACCTTAGCGAGACCAGCTGTCTCCTTTATCGCAGCCATAGCCGCTGACAGTTCTGCTATCACGTTGAGTACTCTTCTCGTTGTTGGGGATATCCGGATTATACAAATTTCTTGTTGTTGGGGAATAACAGGAACCACCTCGCCTGACGTGGTTAAAAGCAGGCACACAACGCGAAAGCGTACGGCGAGGTAGCTGGTTTATAGATAGCCTGTCGTTAAATTTTCGTCGACCGTGCGCTTCCGGTTGTGGCAATCCGCGAAATGGCGCGGCGGTAAGTATGGCGGGGTTATCCTTACCCCATTAGTGGCACCGGGTTGTCAGGTTGACCATACGCTTAAGTGACAAACCCGCTGCAACAACCCATGTTGATTACCTTTTGGCGGGTATCCGTTTTTTGTTTTCCCTTGTGATACCCGCCCTTTTTAAAGTGAATTTTGTGATGCGGTGAATGCGGCTCAGCGCACGCGGAACAGTTAAAAAGGCCAGTTGACTTCCGTATTGGTTCTTATGGGTGGGTTCTCTGTATCCGGCGTTAATTGTTAACTGGTTAACGTCACCTGGAGGCACCAGGCACCGTATCACAAAATTCATTGTTGAGGACGCGATAATGGAAACGTTATTACCAAACGTTAATACGTCTGAAGGTTGTTTTGAAATTGGTGTCAGAATCAGTAACCCTGTATTTACTGAAGATGCCATTAATAAGAGAAAACACGAACGGGAGCTATTAAATCAAATATGCATTGTTTCAATGCTGGCCCGTTTACGCCTGATGCAAAAAGGACGCTGACAATGAATACAGTATTTGCACTCGTTCTGACAGTTTTTCTTAATACAGGCGAGCCAGTCGATCTTGTTATTGGTATACATGACTCAATGAAAGAATGCATGGCTGCCGCAGCGGAACAGAAAATTCCCGGCAACTGTTATCCGGTTGATAAAGTTATTCGCATGGACAATAACGAAATCCCGGCAGGACTTAAAACAGCACCGTAATTAATATCCGGTTTCATTTTTATATGCCAGCAATGGCAGGGATTTGTTCACCCTTAAATCTGTAATGAGGTTAAAACAAAATGAGTAAAGTCTTTATTTGCGCCGCCATTCCGGACGAACAGGCAATAAAGGAAGAAGGTGCAGTCGCTGTAGCCACTGCCATTGAAGCCGGCGACGAACGTCGCGCCCGAGCCAAATTTACCTGGCAATTCCTGGAGCAATATCCGGCTGCTCAGGACTGCGCTTATAAATTTCTTGTCTGCGAGGATAAACCCGGCATGCCCCGCCCAGCCATCGACTCCTGGGATACCGAATATATGCTGGAAAACCGCTGGGATGAGGAAGGCGCTTCCTTTGTCCCGGTCGAACCAGAATCCGATCCGATGAACGTCAATTTTGACAAGCTGTCCCCTGAAGTACAGAACGCGGTCCTGGTTAAGTTCGACACATGTGAAAACATCACCGTTGATATGGTTATTAGCGCACAGGAATTGTTGCAGGAAGACATGGCAACATTCGACGGACATATCGTTGAAGCGTTGATGAAAATGCCAGAAGTTAACGCCATGTATCCGGAGCTTAAGCTGCATGCCATCGGGTGGGTTAAGCATAAATGTAAGCCTGGTGCCAAATGGCCCGAAATTCAGGCAGAGATGCGCATCTGGAAAAAACGTCGCGAAGGTGAACGCAAGGAAACCGGAAAATACACGTCTGTTGTTGATCTCGCCCGCGCCAGAGTCAATCAACAGCACACTGAAAATTCAACAGGAAAAATCAGCCTGGTCATTGCTGCCATTCATCGCGAATACAAGCAGACATGGAAAACACTGGATGACGAACTGGCCTACGCTCTCTGGCCTGGTGATGTGGATGCCGGAAACATTGACGGCAGCATCCATCGCTGGGCAAAAAATGAAGTTATCGACAACGACCGCGAAGACTGGAAGCGTATCTCGGCATCAATGCGCAAACAGCCTGATGCCCTTCGCTACGACCGCCAGACTATTTTTGGCCTTGTCCGTGAACGTCCGATCGACATTCACAAAGACCCTGTGGCACTGAACAAATACATTACTGAATACCTGACTACAAAGGGCGTGTTTGAAGATGAAGGAAGAAATCAGAGCGCAACTGATACTCTCTCGTCGCCAGTACCAGAAACTGATGCAGTGGAAACGGCAATTCCGGACAACGAAAAAACCGAATGCAAAGTGGAAGTCGAACCATCTGTAGAGCGTGAGGGGCCGTTCTACTTCCTCTTCACCGACAAGGATGGCGAAAAATACGGTCGCGCAAACAAACTTTCTGGTCTGGATAAGGCACTGGCTGCCGGGGCTACTGAAATCACGAAAGAAGAATATTTCGCCCGCAAAAACAGTACATACTCAGGTTCACAACAAAATACTGGTGCATCTGACACGACCGCACAACCAGAGCCGGTAAAAGTTACCGCTGACGAAGTAAACAAAATTATGCAGGCAGCCAATATCAGCCAGCCTGACGCCGATAAGTTGCTTGCTGCCTCTCGCGGAGAATTTGTTGCAGGGATTAGCGACCCTAATGATCCGAAATGGGTTAAGGGGATCCAGACCCGCGATTCTGTAAACCAGAACCAGCATGAATCGGAACGGAACTACCAAAAAGCGGAACAAAACAGCCCAAATGCGTTACAAAACGAGCCAGAAACGAAACAGCCTGAACCAGTGGCGCAACAGGAAGTGGAAAAAGTCTGCACCGCCTGCGGTCAGACCGGCGGCGGCAACTGCCCTGATTGTGGCGCGGTGATGGGCGACGCAACATACCAGGAAACATTCGATGAAGAGTATCAGGTTGAAGTTCAGGAAGATGATCCGGAGAAAATGGAAGGCGCTGAACATCCACACAAGGAGAACACTGGCGGCAATCAGCATCACGATAGCGATAATGAAACTGGCGAGACGGCAGATCACTCAATTAAGGTGAACGGTCATCAAGAAATCACATCCACCAGCAGGACGTGTGACCATCTAATGATCGACCTTGAAACCATGGGAAAAAATCCTGATGCCCCGATCATCTCAATAGGTGCAATATTTTTCGATCCGCAAACCGGAGATATGGGACCGGAATTTAGTAAGACTATCGATCTGGAAACTGCTGGCGGAGTCATTGATCGGGACACCATTAAATGGTGGCTTAAGCAATCACGCGAAGCGCAATCTGCCATTATGACCGATGAAATCCCGTTAGATGATGCACTGTTACAATTGCGGGAATTTATCGACGAAAACTCCGGTGAATTTTTTGTTCAGGTCTGGGGAAATGGAGCCAACTTCGACAACACGATTTTGCGCCGTTCATACGAACGGCAGGGGATCCCCTGCCCGTGGCGTTACTACAACGATCGCGATGTACGCACAATCGTTGAGCTGGGGAAAGCCATAGACTTCGATGCCAGAACTGCTATCCCATTCGAAGGTGAGCGCCATAATGCACTTGATGACGCTCGTTACCAGGCAAAATACGTTTCAGCTATCTGGCAAAAACTGATCCCGAGTCAGGCTGATTTTTAATGTTCAACCCCGGTCGTCGCCCACCAGCTATAGTGGCGGCGACCATGATTAGCGAACGACGCTCATGGCAAGACTTATTCTGCTCACTGAGTGGGCAAAAGAGGAATTCAGCGATCCGGTCCCTACTCCGGGCACGTTAAGTAAATACGCTAAAGCCGGAATGATATTTCCTCTCCCCAAAAAAGTTGGAAGACACTGGCGAGTGGATCCGCGAGCTCGCTTTGTCGGAATGGTAAACAAGCCGGAGGTGATCGCCACAGATCATCCTGCTTTGAAGAGGATACTGGAAGATGGCGCGCCCGCGAAAATATAAAACCGATGTTCCGGGATTATCTCCATATTTTGACAAAAGAAATAACAAAGTTTACTGGCGTTACAGGCATCCCATAACAGGCAAAAATCACGGTCTCGGCAGTATTGACCAGAAACTGGCAGAAACTATTGCAGCAGAAGCGAACAGCCGTCTTGCCAGGCAGCAAATGGAACAAATGCTCAGTCTGCAGGAGAAAATTATTAATGATACCGGCGGTTCATCAACTGTTTCCATTTTTCTGAATAATTACAGAAAAATTCAACAGGAAAGATATGAAAACGGAGAGATCAAACTCAACACGCTGAAACAAAAAGCGGCCCCTCTCAGGGTATTTGATGAACGTTTTGGCACCAGACCGTTAGATGCCATAACCGTAAAAGATGTGGTATCGGTGCTGGAAGAGTACAAGGCCAGAGGACATAACAGAATGGGACAAATTTTCAGGAAGGTTCTGATCGATGTTTTCCGGGAAGCTCAGCAAACGGGCGATGTACCGCCAGGCTTTAACCCTGCAGAATCGGCAAAAAAACCGCAGGTGCGGATATCAAGACAGCGACTGACTTTTGATGAGTGGATGATGATTTATAACGCAGCGGAAAAGGATGGTTACTTTTTACAGCGCGGCATGCTGCTGGCACTGGTGACAGGCCAGCGCCTTTCAGATATTTGCAAAATGCAATTTTCGGATATCCGGGATGGTTATCTTCATGTCGAACAGCAAAAAACAGGAACCCGGATTGCCATCCCTCTGGCTCTGCGTTGCGATAAATTAAATCTCACCCTGGATGATGTGGTGTCATCCTGTCGCGATTGCGTTCTTAGTCCGTGGCTATTGCACCATCATCACGCGAAAGGGACAGCTAAGCGCGGCGGGATGGTTAAGCCAGCAACGTTAACCGTTGCATTTAAAAAAGCGCGGGATTCTGTGGATTACAACTGGCGTGCTAATGGCACCCCACCCTCTTTCCATGAGCAGAGATCTTTATCGGAGCGATTGTTCAGAGAGCAGGGAATTGATACCCAAATTTTGCTGGGTCATTCGAATCAAAAAATGACCGATATTTACAACGATGCACGCGGTAAGGAGTGGAAAAAACTGGTCATTTGA